CTTACCAGCACCGCCGACTCCTTCTTTCCAGACAGTTGCCCCATCACCGCCGGAGTCGCCCGGCAGAGCGCTAGATACTCCTTTACCGGCTCCTAGCTGATAATAGCCAGCCGCTAAGACAACGCCGCTCGCTCCAGCGACCGCATCCCCATTGTCCCCTGCCAGAATACCTTGAGAGCATTGCCCCCCCTCGGCTGTGAGGTATGCCCCAAATGACGTCGCGCTACCATTGGTGTCCGCTATTCCTCCCTCTCCCACAGTCACCGTAATCGTGTCGCCGGGGATCAACCCGTATGCCAGCCCTAACAACCGCTCACCGCTGCCGCCGCCCCCTCCCGTGGTAACATTCGCCCCGCCAAAATTGCGGCAGTTTGACCCGCCAGCTCCGGCACCGGTCAACATCACTAGCGCCCAACGCGCCTTGGCGGGAACCGTTACGGCCTGTGTCGCCGTGAGATCGGTTACGCCGAGCACGCCGCCACTCTGCGCGAGGGCGGCTATAGCTTGAGCCGTGGTCAGGGGCGTCATGACCTTGTTGTTGACCTCTCCGGCATTAGCCTCGGCCTCGGTGGCAAAATCCTTATTGAACGCCGAGTTTTTGGAAAATACGGGTTCGTATGTCCCGGCGTGGTCGTGCGTGGCCGGTGCATAATATGCCGGGGGGTGCCCGCCCAATGCAGACGCATCAATCCCGACCGCGCCCGTTTCTGCGTTGACGGTCAAGAGTTGCGCGTCGTCGGTCCCGGTCCACATCTTCAACGCCAATACAGGCGCGGCGGATGAGTCCACCCAGGTCTCACCGGTCTGAACGTCGGGGGGGCGGACATCACCCAGGCGGTTGGAGATTGCCGATTCGAAGAGTTCGAGGAGCTTGGCTATAAGCTGAACGCCGGAACACGTCGGAGACGGAAAGGTAATAGGAACTTGTGACATATCAATACCCTTGTGCAATAAAGTTGATGGAGCGTTCGGTATACGCGCCGGATATATCCTTTACCTTGACCGACATCCCGGTCTGTGAAACCCCCGACAACTCAACGTCTTCACCGCCTGCGGCTTGAAGAACCTGCGTCACAACAGCCGGGGCAATGTTGAACTTCGTGGAAAACTCGACGTCCAGCCCGGTAACAGGAATGATAAGATTGTCCTTCCTTTCCACCCGGTCGGGAACGTCCACGGAGAACGAGAGTTCGGTAAGCAGAGGGGCCACGTCGGCGCGGTCGCTGGTCAAGAGGATGTAAAAATCGAATTGTTCGCCGTAGTATGATCCGGGGATGTATTTGCGCCATTCCCCCCACACGCTATCGACCATCGTTCTGATGTACACGACGGCATGCACATACTGCCCATATCCACCATACAGGTCAGTGATGTCATATACGTTCACGACATCGTAAATATCATCGACAAGGCTGGCCCCATAGAGTTGGTAATCAACCGACACGTTGCATAACGCCGGGCTGTCCATGGTCACGATATGGCTTGCCGGAATTTCGTACCAGCCTTCGGAAGATGGATCGGAAAGAGTGACATTGCCGTCCGATTCGATGGCCGATCCCCCGAACGTGCCGAGCCACCCGCGGGCGTCTTCATCATATTCGGCAAGAACATTGGTGGAGAGCCTGCCGGAGCCATCAACCACGACCATCGCCGGGTTGTCCGAATACGAACCAGCGGCCACGGCCTTGACCATGTATGTCCCGTTGGTTCCGACCGGATAGGTCAATTCATGCGTCTGGCCGAGCGGCATGGCGGTATCCCACACCGTTCCCTTGCGAATCTCGTAATAGATCATTCGCCGCCAATCGACGACGGCGTCCCAGGCGATAACCCCTTGTCCGTTTCGTTGGCACATGACCAGATTTTGAACGTCGTTGGGCGGCTGATTCAGCCCGACGACCTCGACGTTTTCCATTGTCAGCCAACCGGATTGAAGACTGGTCGCGGTCAACGACCGTATGCGGAACCCATAGGTTCCGTTGCGGGTGTTTTGAAATTCCTTGGATACTGTCGGCGTTGTTCCGCCCGGCTCCCACACGTCGCCAGGACGCTTTATCTCGACCTCGTAGCGGGCCACGCGGCTGTCGCTCGCGGCCACCCAGGACAAAAGCACGCCGGGGGCGATGCCATCGCCCGAAGTGTAGAGATATTCGTCTATGGCAAGAGAAGTCGGCTTCGACAACGGACCGGTAGGATGGACGGAAACAGGCTTCGGATCGAACTGAATACCCTGTTCGACCCTGCCGAACTTGTTGGGATCGTGTTCCAGAGCTAGGAGTTCGAATTTATGGATTTCGTCATTCCGGTTGGCGACGATGCGAAAAAGTCGCGTCTCCGCATTGGTCGCGGAAATGACCCACATCGCTCCGGGTTGCGGCAGGGTGCTCAACTCGTCGTTGAAGGTGAGGACGTCCGTTTTCCCCGGAGCGTTGGTCAACACCCTGTCGGCTGTTGTGTTGTCCGGTAAAACGACCGTCAGGACGTACCCCTCGCCAGGTTCTATATTCACCGGGGCGTCTATGGTGACGCTCATGCCCTCGGCGCTCTTGATCCGTCCGCTCATGCGCAACCCGGCCACGGCCTCGTCGGCAACAGGGATCACCTCGCCGGGGACGGCATTGGCATGGTCCAAACCATTCACCCATGATGCGATATCCGTCTCGTGCTGCTCGGTGTCGAGGGTCCATTTCCCGAGGCGATGCGCCTGGCCGCGCGAGGTGCAGCCAATAGCGACAATATCGGTCGGCTGCCACCCGTATCGCGCGATACCCTCTGCGTGCTCCACGACTTCGACGGCGGGCCGGTATGCGTCGTCCGGGTCGTTCCAAGTGACCAGGGCCACGGTGTGGCGGCTGCGCTTGCTGGTTCCCTGATAATTGATATCGCCGTTCTCTACGTTCGCCGCAGAGATGGGGCTCAACGTGGGAAGGTTGGGACTGTCTTGCGAAAAGGCTACCGCCCCGCTCGCCCAATAGCACATTGCCCGCATGGACGACACCATCGAGTTGACGACATGATACGCCTCTTCCTGCGTCTGCAAGGCGATATTGAGGGTGAAACGCGGCTCGGTGCCCCCGTATCCATCCGGGACGAAACCATCGTTGTATTGCGCCATTTCGTAGAGAATCCACTTGTCGATGTCGGCCAACCCGAGGCCGTAACGATCATTGCTCAAGACGTCGCGGACAATCCAGGCCGGGTTATCCGTCCAGGCTATCTTGAACGTCCCGTCCCATATCCCGTCATATGTCCGCGCCTGCGGGTCGTAGTTGCTCGGAACTTCAACCTTGATGCCGTAAATTTCAAAGGACACGGTCGGCACGGAATTGCCGAAGAGTTCGGCGTCAACGGTCAGGCAAATGACCGCCGTGTCGGGATAGGTGAGTTTGGCGTCGACAATCTCGGTGACGGCCTGCCAGGTTACCGCGTCCTTTATGTAGGCCGAATCGGTGTCTTCGGTTGTCCGGCGGACCCTGATATCCCAGGACGACCACCCTCTCGGCTTTTCGATCCTGTAGGCCCGCTCATAGGCCGACGTTGCCTTGCCATCGAAGGTGTCGGCCTTGATCTCGGACCATTCCCCTCCTGCCTCACGGATGTCGATGGCGCTGTCCACCGTAGCCGTTTCGATCCATCCGCTATTGGCGTTTTGCGTCAACAGCCCCTCGGCCAAACGAATCCGCACCCGCGCCGCATCAGCCTCGCTGTTCGTGATGCTTCGGACAACCGGGTTGTCGTAGGCCACCAGGGCGGCAACTTCGGTTTCGTTCTCTATCTCTGGGAATCCGGGGATATAATCCTGATCCGGCATACCGTGCCTGATTTCCCAGGATACGCCTTCAAAATTATACGTCCCGTCGGACGCCATGAGGGGCGTGTCACCGAAAAATATGGATTTTGCGCCGTCGACAAGCCCGCCGATCTCCCCTTCGCTCAAGATGCCGACGGCCCTGGTAACCGATTTGCTGCGGAGCGTGTTGTCTCTCTCTCGCCCCGTCCCGCCGCCTTCCGCTTCCACGTCCTCGACCGACGTGCCGCTCGACACAAGCGTCCATCCGGTTCGGTGCCTACCGTAAACCATGTTGACGGGACCGCCCTGCTCGCTGGTGTTCCGCGCACCATTGAACAGGAATGAAGGCTGGTCTTCGGGGTTTTCCCTGCTCGCATAGCCCGAGGAGAGCTTCGGCGTAGGGCTCAACATCTCCGCCACGCCTGAAAGGGCCATCATGCCGCCCAAGGTCGCGAGATTGCCCCAAGTCACGCTTGCCCCGAACGCAGTAAACGCCGTGCCGTTCATGGCGATTCCCATGGGGAATAAAGACGACCCGGCAGTAACCACCGCAGTCGCAAGCAGGGCGACCCCGAGCACAGCCTTGAAAAAACCGCCGCCGGAGCCGGATACAGCCGGGGCGATATGTAGGTCGCTCGCTCCCAGGCCGAAATGGCATAATTCTTCGGTGCCGAAGTCCTCCCCTTCGTCGAAACAATCACCGGCCACGATATGCCATTCGCCGCCCTGAATGGTCTTGATGAAATCGTCGCCAAGGATAATTCCTAGAGCCCTTATTGCTTCGGCGGGCGTGACGACGTCTATTCTGTACGGCCCCCCAAACAACTCGGAAAGCTGGCCGTGAAGATGAACGGTCCGCATCATACCGGAACCCTCCGAACGACAAGACGAATGAACTTGCGCCACCGGTTGACCGGCTCGGTACGTGACAGCCGGTTCCGCAGATGATGCAGCATGAGCCCGTTGCCCAGGTACACGCCGCAATGGTTCAATTTGTCCCCGCCGATCTGCATGAGGAAACCGTCGCCGACCATGAATTTAAAACCGGGTTCGAGGCCATGCGCGACCGCCTCGAATCCGGCCTGTCTGAAATTGTCCTTGAGCAGGTCGTCGGCCCCATCCCACCACTCGTCGGCGCGGGCGTAATCGGGGATGGTGACGCCCTGCGTCAACCTGTACCAATCGCGGGCGCACGAATAGCAGTCGGTGACGCCGTGCCGCCATTCACGGCCCTCAAGGTCGGGTATGGCCGCGTCTCCGCCCCAAAAGAACGGATGCCGGGCGACCCCCTGGACCATGGGCACTATGCCCCAGGCGAGTCCGGTGTTGATTTGCCCGGTCATGTCGTGATGGCTCGGGTGTGCCGGTCCGTTCGGATGGGAATGGATCACGGCCTCAATACGGCCCTTGCGCTCCGCTACAACCCACCCCTGCGGCGATATACGGAAGTCTGATTCGGGGTCTTGCGCCGTGTTCTTTCTCGGCAGATATGCGCCGTCGACCACAAGGCCGCACGCCTCGCGCGGGTATTCCTTCCGGGCGTGCTCCATCGCCGCTTCCATGATGGACTTGCTCAGACTCACGATCTTACCCTCGCAACGCCAGGGAACCCACCATAGGGCAGCGGGTTGTTTCCAAAGCGCAATTTGCAATCGGACAATTTCTTTCCGCACCAGTCGAGCGGTGCGGACACAACCGCGCCGGAAGCGTCGAAATAGGCGTTCCCGGTGTATGGGCACGTTGCCAATCCATACTCGAAGGCCGAACCGTTCCAGGTGCGATACATCTTCCCGCAGGCGTCCCGAACGACCTGGCGACCGGGAATCTTCCGGCCCTCCTGGTCCATGGGGGCGGCAAGTTCCCACTCGATATAAACCTTGTTTTGCCCGGACTTGCGGTCGATCTTGTATATGTCCAGGTTGTAATATTCTTGCGTGCTCGCCTGTGCCCCGTTGTCGAGATAATGGGCCAAGGTGCGCCACCGCGTCACGGTCGCCCCGACCAGGTCGTCGAACTCGTACACCGTGGCGATAAAAGCCGTGTTTATGTGGCAGACACGGATTGTCGGCCTCGGCAAGGTCCCCTGTCCGTTCGTCTCGAAGCCGTCGGCCTCGAATTGGAGCGGAGCATATGTGTTCCCGCGCCAGACGACCGGCTCGCCGAAATCGGTGTCCTTGACAAAGTGATGCACACCACCGCCGATGGCCGTGGCGTCCAGGTCGTACAGTTCGACGATCTTGCCCGGCGCGGACCGTTGCGAATCGCTGCTAAGAGTCAAGGTCAAACGCCTCCTTGAATGTGGCCGTAATGCTGTCCCGCCCCTTTGCTTTTCTCGGCACGCGCGTCCATTTGCGGCACTTCCACTTTTGCGGAGCGGCGGCACGCGGATACTGCCAGTAAAACGGCCTGACCCCGGCCCTTTCGGTGAAGAAGTCGTCGAGTCTGTTGGCCTGCTCCTCGGTCAGGCCGGGCCAAGACAGCGAAACGGTGTCTTGAATCGAGTTCAGGCCGTCCTCTGAACTTTGGTTATAGCCGTCGCCGAAGGTGAGTTCCCTGGCCCTGGCCTCCCTGTCCCTCGGCATGGATACCGACGGTTTCGGCAAATCGGTCGGAAGAAACGGGATCATATCTTCGGCCCTCCGTTCATTATCCCGCCGGGCCGCTGCGCTTGGCGGAGTTTCGCGTTGATGGCCGCATCAAGGCGCTTTTCCAGCGTCTTGGCGATGGTGTCGGCGTACCGCTCATCCTTTTCCTGATTGCCGGAAGACCCATCGACGTAGACGTCGATATCGAAATAGGCGACCGCCCCGGTAGCCCCGTCCAGGGTTACGGGGATCGTCCTGCCGTCGGGCAAGGGGACGTGCGCTTCGTTTCGGTATTTTCCCTCGGAAACCATGGCGAGGCCGGGGCTATTGGACACGCCGCCGTCTGCAAATCCGAGAAAGCCAAGGCCAAACAGCCCTTTTCCCGATCCGCTGCCGGAAGTGATCCAATCCTCGAACGGGTTCATCACGGCGACGTCCAACAGCTTGTCGATGAGCCCGTCAAGCAGGCTGTCGCCGGTCTTGAAACTCGACGTCATGGACGACCCGATTTGCCCGAAGGCGTCTTCCCCCACGTCGCCGAGTTCGCCGAACTTCTCTTTCCATTTGTCGGTATGTTTTTGCGCCCTCTCGGCCTCATCCTTGAGGTATTCCGTCTCCTCCTCGCGGATGCGCTTCAACTCGGACGCCTGGTAACGCTCTATGGCGGCGTAGGAAGCGTTCTGCGCCCTGGCGTCGTCCACCTTCTCCTGCACTTTCTGGCGCTCGTAGTCGAAGCGGGAAAGCGTGTTTCGCTTGTACGTATCAGTCAACTCGTCGTTGATCTGCGCGAGTTCCTTGGCCGCACGGTCTTCAACAGCCTTAATCTCCTTTGCCTTGGCCTCGGCCTCCTCGCTGCTGATCCTCTTGAGTTCGCTGGCCTGATATCGTTCCAGTTCCACGACATCAAAGCCCTTCGCCCGGAAGTCCTCGACTTCGAGGCGCAGTTTCTCGCGCTGGTAGTCGTATCGGTTGAGGGCGTTCTTGTTGATGGTGTCGGTTATGCGGTCGCTGATCCGCTCCAACTCCTTGGCGTTGGCCTTGTGTTCCTCGGTCGCGTCCGGCTTATCCGTGGTCCACGACATGTCGCCATACCCGAGCGAATCGCCCTTGATGGCCTTCATGGAGTTGAGCCGCTGCGCGTCCTTGGCCGTGGCGAGTTCGGCTTCGAGTTCCTTTATTTTGGCCTCAGTGGCTTCCTTCTCGTCTCGATATATCTGGCCGCGTTGCCGCTGCCGCAAATCGGCGATGCGGTTTTCCAGCTTCTCGACTTCGGTGACGGTTTCAAGCCAGTGCTCGGCCTCGTCGTGGCTCATGGTCAGCCACTCCCCGAAGCCGAGTTCGCCGCGCCACATGGCGGCGGTCGTTTCGTACATCCGGCCCAATCCTTCGACACCCTCGGTCGCCCCTTCAAGGGCAAAGGTCACGGCTTTGATACCACCGACTGCCGCCGCACTGCTGGACAGGCTAGTTTTGAAATCTTCCCACGATGTTTGCATCCGATTCACGGCGGCGACCTGACCGTCGGCCATAGCTTCCGCGCCAGCGACGTATTTGTCGTGCATCAGGTCGGCAAGACGCGGGAGCAGGTCGTCGGCCATGACCTGACCATCGGCAAGCATCTTGTCGAGTTCGGCGGTGGTCACTCCCATGGCCTGCGCCGCCATCTGGAAGGCTCCAGGCAGCCGCTCGCCCAACTGGCCCCGCAACTCCTCTGCCTGGACCTTTCCCTTGCTCATCATCTGCGTGACGGCATAGAGCGAACCGCTGATTTCGTCGTTACTGAGCCCTAAAGCCGTACCTGCCTCGGTGAGAGAAATGAAAATCTTACGGGTCGCCTCGCCCTCCATGCTGGTCCCGCGCGAAGCTGCAAACAGAGATTTATAAGCATCGGCGGTGTCATAGAAGACCAGCCCCAGGCGGTCGGCCTCTTTGCGGACAAAATCCATTTCGACGCCAGCATCGCGAATATTCCCGGTAATGGCCTCGTAGGACTTAGCCGATCTTTCCGCCCTTACCCCGGAGTCGAACACGGATTTCGCGAACTGCGCCACAGCGAGCCCGCCCATGACCGCCCCGAGTCCGGCCACTGCCCCGTCGAGCCGCTTGACGCCGGACCAAGCGCCCCGCATTTTGGAATCAAAATCGGTCGTGTTGGCGGTTAGCCTGGTTTCTACGCTTGGGCCTTTAACTTTGGGCATGTTTCGTCTCCAACACTATCCTTGTGATGTCCCGGACCTTTGACAGACACTCCCGTTGATCCGGGACGCCTTCCAGGTCCATCACTGTTTTAACCGCGACGATGTCGAGGTCGATGCGCTCCCTGAATCTGCCGACCGTGCGCCATTGCCCGGAACACAGGCAGTAGATATGCGCGGCCTCGATGTTCCCCGGCATAAGGGCCGGTGGGCGGCATTTCGCGCACGGCGGTTCCTGCTCGAACTCGGCGTAAATCTCCCGGCAGTCTTCGCAACTGCCTACTTTGTCGCCGCCTTCGCCGAGCCAGGCGGCGTATTCCCGGAGTTTTTTCTTTCCGCCTCCTTTTCCTTGCGAACATCGGCGTCGATCTTCTTTCCGCTTCGATTCACGAAGTCGAAAAACCCGTCCATGCCGTCGAGTGCCTTGATCTTGTTTTTGTCGTTGCACTCCATGGGCCTGCCGTCTTCGTCGAGGAATGTTTCGTCCCAGGAAACGACACGGCGGCAGACGGTCAACTCCATGTTGCGCCTGCGGTTGGTCAGGGCGGTGACGATGGGTTCTAGGTCGCCCGATTCGGTGATCCGGTATTCGCGTTTGACGTCGGCGGTTTCGGCGTCGATGGTCAGGGGGTCGCCGGGCAGGAAGGCGCGTATTTCGGCCTTTCCATCCTCAAAGGGGAAAATAGCGGTTTTCTCGGCTTGAACTTTCGGCAAGGTATAGCTCCTGAAATCCGCCGGGCCTAAAACCGGCCCGGCGGTTTGTGGTTAAATGGTCATGCTCCCGCCGTGCAGGGTGACGGACTCGCCCGCCACTTCGTCGACCAGGTCGCCGATGCTGGACAGGGTGAGCACCCCGGCAGCGACTCCGGCAATGGTGTACTGCCCGGCGTTGCTGTCGGTATCTTCGACAATCACGGTCTGCCCTGCCTTGAACCCGGCGGTCAGGAAACCGGAATCGGTATCAGTGATGGTGTCCGGGGTTTCGCCGGAGGCGGAGACAAAGGCGATGCCGGAGCCGGTCAGGTGCGTACCGAAGCGGGCAAGATTCCCCTGGACCAGGATGTCGCAGGAGAACGGGACAACGGCGTTTTTCTGCACCTCGGGCGGTGTGATCCCGACCAGCTTGAAGCAGGAAAAGGACTTGGCGGCGACATCGGGTGCCCAAAAGTCCGTTTCATCCTCGTACAGCCGGAGGTCTGTGAGCGGTTCGTCGGCGAACAGCTTGGCGCGAAGCACGGCCTGCCCGGTCGCGTCGTTCTTGATGTAGTTCCCGGACATCTTCCCCCGCTCCCACTTGAGGTCGCTGGTTTCCTCGAAGTCGATTTCCTCGAACTCCTCGATGGTGAAGGTGTCGCGCACGGGCTGCGGAATGGTCAGGCTGTTGAGCCCCTTGATCTTCACCCCGCCGAGCGTGGCCTTTGCCTTGGTCCCTTTCAGGTATTCGGGCTTTACTGCCATTTTGATTGCTCCTTACAAGGTTTCTTCGGGGTCGGAGCCGGCGACGTAGTTGACGCTGTATGTCATTGCCAACGACCCGAACGGCATTTCGCCATCGAGGTTGACGTCGGGCTCCGATCCGGTAAGTGTCGTGCTTTTTGCCAGACCGCCGAAGGTCTGGTCGGCCTGAATGGCGTTTTCAACCTCGACGGCTATTCGGTCCATGAGGTCGTCTATTTCTTCCGCACCGGCAAAGAGGGCCACTTCGACGACGACGTCGTAATCGCGGTCCGTGGCCTCGTCGAAATCTACCGGCTCGGACGATTCCGGGCCGCTGTAGATGAGCAGGGCGGGGAGTTCTTCGGCGTTCCTCGGCCAGTCCCTCGACTTGAATACCTTCGCGCCGGTTGTCGGCAGCCCGGTCAAAGCCGCTTTCATGGCCTCCCTGATTCGCGTTCTGACGTGCGCCATTACTTGACCTCCAAGGTCAGTTCAACGAGGCCGGAGCCGTCGGGATCTATTTTCCCGATAACGAAGGTCCCGCCCGTGATGCCGAGTTCGGTGCCCTTCCCGATCCACTCGGGCAAGGCGCTCTGTTGACAGGAGAAAGTGTGGACCTTGGACATGACGAACCCGTGGCCTGCCGCAATCTCGACCGCCTCGACGTCATAAATCCCGTTGACCGTGATGCCGCCGAAATCGGCGACGTCGCCGAAGTCTTCGGGGTCGAGCATGTCGACAAGGTCCGCGTTGAAGTCCATTTACTCGCCCCGTTCTTCGATGGCGTCTTCGGCCAGGTCGAGGATTTCGGCGACCTTCATGTCGTCGTCGACGTTAAGGTCGAACTCGCGGTTCACCGTCTCGATGAGTTCTTTCTTATTCATCTTTTTCAGGTCGGCCACGGTCACGGGGCCGGAGCCTGCGGAGTCGGAACCGCCGGGGAGGCGGGCCTTGCGCAAGCGAATCAACTTGCTGGCCTCGCGGTCGTTCAGTTCGATTTTCTGTCCGGGAAACACGTCCTTATGGCTGGCGACGGTCGCTTCGATGATCTCGATTTTCATGGTCTGTACCTCTTGGCTACGGGGAGGGCTCGCGCGAGCCCTCCCCCTGCCTGATAGTCGATTAGTTGGTAAGTGCGTCCTTCATGGCGGCGAAGGACTCTTCGTGCCGAATGCCGATGTCGCACAGGGCGTAGCTGGTGACCTCAATGAGCCCCTGTTTCTTCTTGCTGTACGGATCGGCCAGGATTTCGACGACGCCCCATTCGCCGATCATCAGGTCGGCCCAATTGCCGAAGATGATGGCCGAGCAAACGTCGTTGGCGGTGCCCTTGGTCAGGTTGCTCGGGACCTGATTGGACGCCCCGGCGGTGTAGCCGTTCATCATGCCGAAGCCCGGTTCGTTGCCGTCCTGCCAAACGAATTGCGCGGTTCCGGCAGCCTTCACGGTCTGCTTGAGCTTGCCGCGCGTCTTGGCGTTGGTCAGGTATGCCAGGGTGCCGACGTCGGCGTTCGCCGTGGCGACCGCGCTTTCCAGGTCGACTATGTTGCCCCAATCCGGGGCCGCGCCGTTGTCGCCGCCCACGACCAGGCCGATGCCGGACGTGTTCAGGATGCCGGTGGGCTGGTAGCCGACGCCGGTTCCGGCGATGGCCGCGAGGTCTATGCCCAGGGCGTTGATGGTGGCGAGGTCGTTGCGAACGAAGAACTCGATGTCGGGCGAGGACTGCGCGAGCAGCTTTTTCGTGTAGGCCGTGGTCGCGGTGGCCGCTTTCGGACTCATGTCGAGCTGATCGAAGGTTGCTTGGGACTCGTCGACGTCAACGCCGGGATTTTCACCCACCCACGACAGTTCGGCGCTTCCGGTATTCTTCGGGAAGGCCAGGTCGCCGGTCAGGCCGGACAGGACCATCGCGCCGAGCCGCTTGACCATCATGCGGTTGCGGAGCAGTTCGATCATGGACATCTGTTCGGTCGGGACCAGGGCACCGCCGGTCGCGACCGAACCGGTGTTCAGCGGGGCACGCTGTTGGACCATGTCCGGGGTGAACCGCAGGTTCGTGGGTACGAAGATACCCTCGGTGTCCCTGCCGAGTTTTTTGGCGATGGTGTCGGAAATCTCGCGTTCGTAACAGGAACCGCCGTTCAGGCTGGAACGGATGGCCGACAGAATGGAATACTGCCGGTTTTCCTTGTCGTTCAGTTCCGGGGCGACGGGGGTGAACTTGCGCGGTTTGCCCATCTTTTCGAGAATTTCCTTGCGAAAATCGGCGACGGAGGTGTCGCCGTTCACGGCTTCGGTCGCCAGGTCGCGCATGTCGAACTGTTCGCCGATGGCGGTGATTTCGCGGATGCGGGCGGACTCTTCACGCTTGGCCTCTTCGCGGGCCGCGTTGACGTCGACCACCGGGACAGCGGGTTCGCTGCGGACTTCGGTGGCGGGGGTGTGCTGATCTTTCTTCTCGGGCATATCTTTTGCTCCCTCGATGGTGATTTGGTTGATGTCGTTGTCTGCGGCCCTGCCGACGCCGACGGAAGTGTCGGCGGGTATCGAAACGATGGATATTTCGTAGGGCTCCCAATCCATCGCCCGGTATGTCTCGTCGTCCTCGTCGGTCTTTTCCAGGATCATCCTGTAAATCCGGTAGCCGACACTGACCAACGTGCGGATACCGTCTTTCACGTCCTGGAAAATCTCCTCGGCTCGCGCGCTTTTCCCAAAGCGTGCGACGGCCCGCCCCTTGCGGTCCGTCCCGATGTCAACCGATTTGACGACCCCGACTTGGTCACGGCGTTCGTGATCCATCAGGATGGCTCCGCCGTTGCGCAACCGGGCAAGCCGCACGCTGCCGGGCGAGTGGTCGAGAATTTCATTTCCGAACCACCGCCCGACAGGCTCTTCCGAGGAAAAGGACAGTTCGACGGTCCGTTCCTCTTCGTTTACCGCCTCGCGGTTAAGGGCGAACTCGCGGTAAAGCGGACCGGACTCAATCGTCCTTGTCTGAAGACTCTGCTTCGGCACTGTTCTCCTCCTGCTTTTCAGGGTTTGCCGTTGCCAGGGTGACGCCCTTTTGTCGGGCGTAATCCTGTGCCTCTGCCATTTCGTCGACCATTTCGTAAAAGTCCCGGCCACGCTCAAGGCAAAGCTGTTGCGGCGATGCGGTGAGCCCCAGGTCCTCACGTTTGGCCTTGGTGTCCTTGGCCGGGTCGACCCACTCCCATCGGCGCGGCTGCCAATGGGGTGCGTTGAACTTGTTGAATTTGGAGAAAGGCAAGGCTATTTCCCCGGTCAAAAAGGCCATGCGTAGCCACCGGGGATACATCTGGTCGTGCAATCCTTCGACGATCCAGGATTGCAGGCCCATATAAAAATCACGGTCTTCAAGCGTGAAATGCCTGATACTGGAAAAACTGACACTTTCGGCGTCGGAGGCTAGGCCGTTATAGGACGGGCCGAGCCCGGCGGCGATGCCACGCAATACGCCCTTGTGAAATTCCTTGAATGCGGTGGTCGGGTGCTGCGGGTCGAACGCCTCGAACTTGATGCCATTGGGCAGCCGCTCCAACTGGCCGGGGGTAACTTCGGTGATGAGGTTGCCGTCGCTGTCCTCGTCGTCGCCCTGGTAGGTGTCGCCGTTTTCCCCGTCGTAGAAAAATCCCATCTTGCTCGCGCCGGTTCTCGCGGCCACAAGTTCGGCCTCCTCATAGCCGGACAGCATCCGCATCCGCTGCGCGGACGTCAGAAACCAGGGAATGCCGCGAGTCTGGCCGACACGCTCCACAAGATAAATGTGGATCATCTCCTCGGCTGGTATGCGTTCATGTCGCTGCCCGGTCGAGTACTGATAGTCGCCTGGATGGTTGGTCAAAACGTAGTAGGCGACGGGGCGTTGCCATTCGTCTATTTCCACGCCGAGGCGTATTTCGTTGCCGTTTCTGGCGGCCCCGTTGAGTTCGTCGTCGACCATGTCGGCTTCGAGCGGTTGCAGGGCAAACCCGTACTTGTTCGGGAAGTTCTCGATAACGCGAAAGAAGATTTCACCGTCTCGGGGAACGGAGGTAATTGCCAAGGTCTGCAACGTGAGCCAGGACAAAAGGCCATTGGTCGAAGCGGTCCCTCTTTTCCCCCAATCCTTGAAAGCGGACTCGATAAGTTCGTTTGCACTCCGGTCTAGTTCTCCGCCGGGGTCTTTCGCCCGGCTCTGAAACCCGACACCGTGCGGCCCGACAACATTGGTCGCCATGAGCCGCAGAAACTTCTTTGCGAACGGATCGTTCGCGCACAGGTTGCGCGACAATCCGCGAGCCTTGCGCAGCTTCCCGCGAACGGTCATGTCGGCGCTTTCAATGGGGGCAAGGAAATCGCTGGTCAGACGGTTCGTTTTCAACACGTCATATGTCCGGCGGCCTCCCCTCGGCCTTTTGGCCTGACGGGTCATGCTGCGGACGTAGCCGGGACGGTTGGAAACAACGCGCCGAGGAGTCGGGTATCTGCGGCGGGCAGGCTCTTTCTTCTTGAACAGTCCGAACATTAGAACCTCACAAGGATTTTGTTGCCGGGTTTCTTTCCTGACCTGACTTTTTCGGCCCGCTTCTCGTCGAGGACTTCGCGCCTGTACCTGTCGCGCAAGACCAGCAATTCGGGCAAAGGCGTCCGGGAAAGGCTCCGCCCCTTGATGGTGTATGATTCCTGATCCTTGCTCGCCCGCTTCTCGATCACGGCCTCGATGGCTTCAAGCACGCGCTCGGCGTGCGTCCTGCCATCGAATGTCGTGACGGACGAAAAATCGGGGAGGATATCGACGGTGCCGGTCCCGATGGTGTGCCGGTCCTCACCGCGAACAACGTATGCTTGAAAGCGATAACGGCCCGGATGCCATGCCGAAGTCGTCGACGCGGGCAGGGAGACGGCATAGACGTCACCTTCGGCGGAGGCGGAAAACTCCACATTGCTCGCCCCGTTGACCAGAGAGAAACGCAGCGTCCAGTCGTCGGAGGCCGGGTATTCGGCAACGGACTCCTTCCAGTTGATAGAGTCACCCGCAGTAATTTCTTTTGCTATGTTCATCACTTCCACCCGTTCACAAACCCTTTGTTAGCCGCTCTCATGCTACGGCGATTGCCTATTTTCTTGACCGCTGAGTCTTCTTTTTCCTGCGCCGGTTCGGCCCGTTCCTGTTGCATTTTCTTCAAAATCTTTTTCATGTCCGGGTTGATGAGCGCATAGGCAGCCAGGGCATAAACCCGGCAATCCAACGCCTCGACCCGCCTGTTTGCACTCTTTTTCACCCAACGCCGTTGCGGGAACCCTTTGACAAACTTGGTGATCCGCTTTTCGCCCG